GGCACCGGGTGCTGTCGAGCAAATCCTCCTCGGAGCCGGGCCGCTGGCGGACCAGCCGCACGCCGTATCTGAAGGAGATCATGGACTGCTTGTCGCCGACGTCGCCGATCGAGCGCATCGTGTTCATGGCCGGCGGCCAGCTGGGCAAGACCGAGTGCGGCAACAACTGGATCGGTTACGTGATCCACCACGCACCCGGCCCGATGATGGCGGTGTCGCCCACAGTGGAGATGGCCAAGCGCAACTCCAAGCAGCGGATCGACCCGCTGATCGAGGAGTCACCGACGCTGAAGGAGCTGATCTCACCGGCCCGCAGCCGCGACTCCGGCAACACCATCCTGGCTAAGGAGTTCCGGGGCGGCGTGCTGGTGATGACTGGGGCCAACAGCGCCGTCGGCCTGCGAAGCATGCCGGTGCGGTATCTGTTCCTCGACGAGGTGGATGGTTATCCCCTGGACGTGGATGGTGAGGGCGACGCGATCAGCCTGGCCGAGGCCCGCACCCGGACCTTCGCGCGACGCAAGATCTTCATCGTCTCCACCCCGACCATCGCCGGGGTGTCGGCCATCGAGCGCGAGTACGAGGCGTCCGACCAGCGCCGCTACTTCGTGCCCTGTCCGCACTGCGGCCACCGCCAGTGGCTGCGCTTCGAGCAACTGCGCTGGGACAAGCATCACCCGGAGACGGCGGCCTACGTCTGCGAGACCTGCGACACCGCCATCGCCGAACATCACAAGACCGCGATGCTGTCGGCGGGCGAGTGGCGGGCGATGGCCGCCAGCAATGGCAAAACCGCAGGCTTCCACCTGTCGTCGCTCTACAGCCCGATCGGCTGGCGGTCCTGGCGCGACATCGCCGCCGCCTGGGAGTCCTCCGTGAACAAGGAATCCGGATCGGCCAGCGCCATCAAGACCTTCAAGAACACGGAACTGGGTGAAACCTGGATCGAGGAAGGCGAGGCGCCGGACTGGCAGCGCTTGCTGGAGCGGCGCGAGGATTACCGCATCGGCTCCATCCCTGCCGGTGGTCTGCTGCTGGTGGGCGGGGCCGACGTGCAGAAGGATCGCATCGAGGCCTCGATCTGGGCTTTCGGACGCGGCAAGGAAGCGTGGCTCATCGAGCACCGGGTGCTGATGGGCGACACCGCGCGGGACTCGGTCTGGCGTCAACTGGCAACCCTGCTGGCAGAGACTTGGACCCATGCATCGGGCGCGCAGATGCCGCTGGTCCGTATCGCGCTGGACACCGGCTTCGCGACGCAGGAGGCCTACGCCTTCGTGCGCGCGGCCAAGGATCACCGGCTGATGGCGGTGAAGGGCGTACCGCGTGGTGCGGCCTTGATCGGCACGCCCACGGCGGTGGACGTGACCCAGGCCGGCAAGAAGCTGCGCCGGGGCATCAAGGTCTATTCGGTGGCGGTGGGCATCGCCAAGCTGGAGTTCTACAACGCCCTGCGCAAAGCCGCCGAGGTGGACGAGGACGGCGTCACGGTCATCTTTCCTGCTGGCTTCGTGCATCTGCCGAAGGTGGATGCCGAGTTCATCCAGCAACTCTGCGCCGAACAATTGATCACCCGCCGCAACCGCAACGGCTTCCCGGTGCGGGAGTGGCAGAAAACCCGCGAGCGCAACGAGGCGCTGGACTGCTACGTCTATGCACGTGCCGCCGCTGCTGCCGCAGGGCTGGACCGCTTCGAGGAACGCCATTGGCGCGAGCTGGAGCGGCAACTTGGACTGCCACCAGGGCTGCCGCCGCCAACAGGCGAGCCACCGATAGAAGCACCAACCGACCAATTCACTGAGGCCACCCATCGCGGTGGCCTCGGTGCTTCTGGAATCCCGAAACCCGCGCGGCGCGTCATCAAGAGCCGCTGGATCGGGTGATGTGGGCGTCTTGCCCAAAACCTTCAATCCTCTTTAAGGAAACGCACCATGAGTTTGCAAACCCAGATCCAGAGCTTTGTCCTGCGCGCAGCCCAGGAATTCAACGCGGTCTCCACCAAGATCGGCTCGCTGGCTTCGCTGTCCACCACCGACAAGACCAGCCTGGTGTCGGCCATCAACGAACTGAAGAACGCGGTCAATGCGTCCACCAGCATCGATGACAGCGCGATCACCACCAGCACCACCTACTCGTCTTCCAAGATCGTCGGCCTGCTCGACGCATTGAAGGCTGACATCCTGGGTGGCGCCGATGCCGCGTTCGACACCTTGCTGGAAATCCAGCAGGCCATCCAGACCGGTGAGAGCGCCGCAACCGCGCTGCTGGACGCCGTCAACAAACGCGTTCGCTATGACGCAGCCCAGGCCCTGACTGCGCCCGAACAGGCCCAGGCCCGCAGCAACATCGGTGCGGTCGCCGCCGCCGACGTGGGCGATACCGCCTTCAACTTCGTCGCCGCCTTCGAAGCCGCTCTGATCTAAACCTGCCCGCCCGGTTTCCTGCCTTCGGGCGGGGCCGGGCTCCCAATTCTTGATCGAGGCATCTCATGAGCACACTCGACACCCACCTGGGCAGCGTCCGCGACTGGATCACCCAACTGCGTCTAGGCAATGCCAATCCGGCTCCCATTGCCCTTCCCGCCAATAGGCAGACCCTGGACATCGGCCCAGGCGAAACCCTGGAGATCGTCCACGCCAGCGATCCCGATTACCAACGTCTGGTCTCTCTCGCAGAACAGGTTTTCGAGTCGGGGGCCAGCCTGATTCCGGTGATGACGGGGGAGGCCTCGCCGCTGTGCGACATCTCCTCATCGTCGTCCTACGCCTCGGCGGACGGCCCCTGGCGTGCCGCCGATGGAACCGCCACCACGCACTGGTCGGTGGGGCCATCCCTCACCCGGAGGACGGCGCACTGGCGCCCATGTCCAGCCAGGGCGGCATCGACACCGTGCGGGTGGGCGCTGCCGAGATCATTCACCTGTTCCGTCCACTGCGGCCCGGCCAGATTCGCGGCGAGCCCTGGCTCTCCCGCGCGCTGGTAAAGCTAAACGAACTCGACCAGTACGACGACGCGGAACTGGTGCGCAAGAAGACCGCCGCCATGTTCGCCGGCTTCATCACGCGCCTCTCCCCCGAGGACAACCTGATGGGCGAAGGCAATTCCGACCAGAACGGCGTCGCCCTAGCGGGCCTGGAACCGGGCACCTTGCAGATTCTGGAGCCGGGCGAGGACGTCAAATTTTCGCAGCCGGCCGATGTTGGCGCGTCCTACGGTGAGTTCCTGCGCATGCAGTTTCGTGCGGTGGCCGCCGCCATGGGCGTGACCTACGAGCAGCTGACCGGTGATCTGACCCAGGTGAACTACAGCAGCATCCGCGCCGGACTCCTGGAGTTTCGCCGCCGCTGCGAAGCCATCCAGCACGGCGTGATCGTGCACCAGTTGTGTCGCCCGATCTGGTCGGCTTGGATGGAGCAGGCGGTGCTATCCGGTGCGCTGAAACTGCCCGGCTATGCGAAGCGTCGGCGCGAGTATCTGGCCTGCAAATGGATCCCGCAGGGCTGGCAGTGGGTGGACCCGCAGAAGGAGTTCAACGCCATGTTGACCGCCATCCGCGCCGGGCTGCTGTCCCGCTCGGAGGCGATCTCCTCCTTCGGCTACGACGCCGAGGACATCGATCGGGAGATTGCGGCGGACAACGCGCGGGCAGATGCCTTGGGGCTGGTGTTCGAGTCCGACCCCCGGCACGACCAGCCCACCGCCGTCATGCCCGCCAGGAAGACACCGGCAGAAGCTGCGCCTGCCGATCCGGCGACCGATGCCCTGGCGACCGATCCGGCGCCCCTGATCTGAAAGGTCCATCCCATGCTCTATCCGCACTTGGCGGGACGCCTCTTTGGTGTGCCGCTGTTGATCCATCGTCCCAAGCTGGATGTAATTCTCTCGGTCCTGGCCCCCCGGCTCGGACTCGACGGCACGTTGCCACAAGCAGCGCTGCCTTCACCTCGCCCAGTCGCGTCTCCCACGCCCGGCATCGCCATCCTCCCGATCCACGGTTCCCTGGTGCGTCGCACCCTGGGGATGGAGGCGGAATCCGGTCTTCTGAGCTACCAAGCCATCCAGTCCGGATTGGCGGCGGCGCTGGCTGATCCGGCCGTTGCCGGCATCCTGCTCGACGTGGATTCACCAGGCGGCGAGGCCGGGGGCGTGTTCGACCTGGCTGACCGCATTGCCGCTGCCGCCAAGGTGAAGCCGATCTGGGCTATCGCCAACGAGTCCGCCTTCTCGGCGGCCTATGCCCTGGCCAGCGCGGCCTCGCGCCTGGTGGTCACGCGCACGTCGGGCATCGGCTCGGTCGGTGTGATTGCGATGCACATCGACCAGTCCGGCATGGATGCGAAGGCGGGCCTGCAGTACACGCCGATCGTCGCTGGCGCGCACAAGAATGATCTTTCGCCGCACACCGCCATCACCGATGAGGCCCGCGCCATGTTGCAGGCCGAAGTGGACCGGCTCTACGGCCTCTTCATTGACACGGTGGCGGGCCACGGACGCCTGACTGCGGATGCCCTGCGCGCCACCGAGGCGGGCCTCTACTTTGGCGACGCCGCTGTGGCGGCGGGCTTGGCTGATGCCGTGGCCACCTTCGACGACACCCTGGCCGAGATGGCCGACTTCCTCACCCCTCGAACCGTGCAGCGCCTGGCTGCCGCGCGGGCCGAGGTTGTTGTTCTCCCCACGTCTTGCTCTGAAAAGGACACCCCCATGACTCAACCCGAGCCTCATACCGATACCCCTGAAGTGCCCGCCACTCCTGCTACGCCCGCCGCCATACAGCAAATGACGATGAGTTATGCCGACGCGGTCGAAGTGGCGGAACTCTGCCAACTGGCCGGCGTGCCCGAGCGCACCGCGAGCTACCTCTCGGCCCAGACCCCGGTGGCCAACGTGCGCCGCACGTTGCTGGCGCTACGC